TGACTTATTTCCCCAGTTAGCAGCACCTTTCTTACGACACTTTACAAGTGCTCCGGAAGCATATGCAGAAGGCCATACAGAATAACGAGACTTGACTTTTTTATAACAAGCATCTTTTTCACCTGCTGCTTCTTTTTGAACATCATCAATTGCCTTATGAACTCTTTTTATTTCATTTCCAATTCTAGTAGCTCTTGCTTTTGCCGAAGGTGAATACTTATCTTTACCTCTTCTACCACCACCAACTTTACCATATTGAGTTGCTATTTCTCTACCTTTTTTATCCACCACACTATGACTTACATGATCACCTTTTCCTTTCTTTTCATCAGAATCTAATTTATATCCCGAAGGCAATTTCTTCTCAATTTCTTTTTTTGTAAAACTTTGCTTAGATTCTTCCATTTTTTCCTCAGTCTTTACGTTAATTGCCTTTCCTTTTCTATCTGGATTTGGATCTTGACGTTGCTTACGACGAAATGCTGCCTGCTCTTCATCCTTATCAAGGTTTCTCTTCATTTTTGAAGATCCACACTTTGGTTTAGTGGTTTGTCCTGGTTGTTTGGCACAGGGTTTTCCTGCGTATTTGCCACCCAACTGAACCCAACCAGGGGTACCATCAGAAGAGCGACTCTTGCCAAACCAGTCACGCAAAGAACTATCACCACTTTTCGATTCACTTACACCACCTCCATTACCATTCGTTCCATTACCATTAGAAGTTCCATTACCATTAATAGGTTTATCAATACCAACTTCCTCAGGCTCTCTACCCCCACCAGAATATTTTGCAGTAACTCTCATCCCCTTAGAAATGGGTTTACACTTCATATCAGTATAACAATAATAATACCCTTTCTTACACTTATTCATCTTTTATCTTTAATCCGTATTATTATTTAGAAAACCTTGTTTCAACATCTTCTGAAGTTCTGATGTTGATCCAACAAATACGGCATTATTAGTCACATTATTTGTAGTCTTAATAGTATCTTCTTCAACATCCTTAAGTTTCTTTTGAAGATCAATTAATTTATCAGTTGTATCGGCAACACTCTTAATTAATTGTCCAGCGACTTCATATGCTCTGGGACTTGCCCCTTCACCTGCAAGTTCCATAATTCCATTAATTGCTTCTTGACCCTTTTCAATTAATGAATATAAATTTGCTCTTGTATATTCATAATCTTTTTGAATATCATTATCTTTTGGTTTTAATATTTCTGCTTTCTCAGGAGTAGTTTCCACAATACTACTTTCAGTATTTAAAGCATCATCAAGACTATCATAATTATTAGACATAAATTACCTCAAATATCTTCCTTTCTAGTTGGACTATAATCTCCAGAATCAGTAAAGAACCCCCAATTTTCATCAAATCCAAAGTCATCTTGTGGTCCGGCATCAATTGGATTTGGAGTTGCTATATATCTCATTTCTCTCTTTGCTGACTTAGTGTCAGTAGATGTATGCATATCAACTTGTACTTTCTTAATTAATCCATCACTACTATCTGATATAGGACCAAACAAATAAGTTTTGGCAGTGAATCTTAAAGTATAAATTAATGCTCTACGAGTAGAAAAATCTCCTTCATAATCATCCTGAAAAGATATATTATCCAAAATTACAGGCATATCTCTCTTTTCTCCTATTGATTTTACTAAATCAACAGTTAAATTAAATGATGGTTGAAAGAATGGTATAATTTGCTCAACTATTTGCAGAGCATCATCATTTAACTTTGTAAAAATATTAAGCTCAAATCCAATATTATATGGAACTGGCATAAAAACTTTTTTTATGTTACTCCCATCAGAAGCTTTAAATGTTTGAGTAACACCTGCCTTTCTTGTTGGATCATAGGATATTGATGTCATTTCAAAAGACATCCTTGGTAAAGATATTGCCGTTGATTTTGCTAATTGTGCTTGTTCAACAATTTTTGCCAGAAACTTTTGCTGAGGACCATAAGAAAGACTTACTTTAGTATCATCAATAGTATTATTTAATTGATTTTCATGTTTAATATGAATATTATTAAATAATGTGCCAAACGAGATTATAGTTTTTCTTATAATTTCGTGATAAAAATACGTTCCTAACATTAGTAATCTCCAAATGGATTAGACTCTGTAAAATCTAATATTAAATCTGCTTCTAATTCTATATCTTCATTAGAATCAAACTCATTATCATAACTCTCTAAATTATGAGATTTGACATAGTATCTAGCAGATGAACTTGAACCAACTATAACTTCACCACTAGCAAATTTACCAGTATTTAGTGCTACTTTTAGAATAGTCTCTGCAGGAACATTGGGTACTGTAGAGACACCCTTCCTATAATCCTTAACCCTTGCAGTAACTCCACTACTCTCACCAGTAATTATTTCATTATAAACAAATGTGCCAACTCCAACCGAAGATATTCCTGTAATTGATACCGTTGTAGTACCGATACCAGTATATCCGGCACCAGCATTAATAAATTGAACAGATTGTATGACTCCACTAGAAATAACCGGACTTACAACTGCAGTCGTTCCAGATCCTGGACCTGAAATAATTACAGATGTATCTCCAAAATAACCTCCACCATTCTGGGAAAATTCAATCTCTTCAATACCATGATCAACGATAACAGCAGTTGCAGCTGCTCCTACTCCACCACCACCACTTATTGTAATTGTTGGAGGATTATTTAAATCATATCCAGATCCTGGATTAATTATTCTTATTGTATCAATAGAAGTAACATTTAAAATACTTGTGGTAATAGCAACCGCAGTTGCTACTTTTCCACCAACTCCAGAAGGATTCGATATTGTAACTGTTGGTGCCGATGTATATCCAGATCCATCATTATTGAGGATTATTTGTCCAACCATTCCGGCAGATCCAACTCTTGCAATAGCAGATGCTTCTACAACATTACCAACAAGAGTTATTGCAGTATTATATCCTTCATCCTCTACAGTATTATCAACTTCTTCAATTGAAGTCTCAACAAGTTCATTTTCATATTCATAGAGTTCACAACTCAATTCGTAAATGTAATTTTTTCCTAACTGATAAAATGGTTTTTCAAACTCTACTCTTTTAATTTCAAATAATCTTTCTCCTAATGGGAAATATATTAAATCTCCTTCTCTTGGTCTACTGACTAAATCCTGAAAAGTAAAATCTGTTTGAATATTATCTCTAAGTCCTGTTGAAATTGCCTCCATAAATGGAGTAATAAATTCTTCAAATCTTTCTCTGGATATTGTTAAACTAACTTCATTTTTCAATTGTAACCCAAATTTCGTCATTATATCGCTACTTGGAGAATATCCCTCATAGTTATTGAGATATGCTTCTATTAGAAAAGAATCATCAAATTTTGAAGATTGCACTTCTTTAATAATATCATCAGTTTGAAATATTTTTCTTGGTAGATAATAAATTTCTATACCATATATTTTCAACTGCTCATTTATTAAATCTTGAACAAGAAATTGTTCATTAGAAGATCCTTGAAGAAAAAAGGGATTTAGTGCCATGATTATCCAATAAGATCAAGAGGAGGTAATTCATATTCCATAGACATCTTTTGTATTATTTCCCCAAGTTCTCTATTACCGTCTTCATATAACTGCCTACCATTTAATTCAATTCCGCCAGGAAGTTTAACTCCTTGGAACTTTAATAGATTTTGACCCCATTGTCTCTTTATCAATGAAGTTAAATACTTCTTCAAAAAACTATCATTATATACACTTGTAAAAGTATCGGGATCTAAAATTCTATAACACTCTAAAATAATATATTCTCCTGCTGTTTGTGCCTCCCAATCAATATCTAAATACAATCTATTTTGTCTTTTATTAAATCTAATTTGCCTATCAGGTGTTAATAAATGATCAATATCTTCAAGATACGTTTTAACCATAGAATATTGAAGTAACTCAACAGAATTAAAAAAATAAATATCATTCAACATTAATTGATATTTAATACTAAACATTCCGCCTGAAATTGAGCTAGTATCAAACTTAAATATTTTTTCTATACCAACTACAGAATCTGGTACCTGAATATAATTATTATTTTCCTCATAGGAAAATTGAGTTGTTACACCAACACTATGACTTACAGTTGTTGTGCTTATACCAGTTACTCCTGTTGCCCCAGGACCTTTTCCTCTATCAATATCATCTTGAGTTATTTGATATTTCAAGTACATCCTTTCAACACCATCAAAGTGCCTTTCATGGAAGTATTGAAGTGCATCATCAACTAAATCATCTATTTGATCATCAGCAACATTAATCTCTAATACAGGAGCACCTAACTGTCTTAAACAATAATCAACAAGTCCTTGCCTTGTATTTGCTTTTGCCATTTTTAGAATTCTCCTCCATCAATAATCGAAGACCAAACAGGTATTCCTGAATTATTGGTTGTAAGAACAAAATTGGTTACTGTTTGTGCTGTTGCAGTTGCTGCTGCACCTATTAATTTTCCAGTATTATCAAAATATGCAATACCATTTGGACCGGTATACTCATCATCATAATATATACCTTCTGTTACAGTTACAAATCCAGTAACACTAACATTATCTTTAAATGTGGATAAACTACTTACATGTAAAGTATTAGTTGTAGTTAATCCTGCTACATATACATTTCTCCATCTTTGGGTTTGTGTACCCAAATCATTAGTATTATCTACATCTGGAACTAAGTTTGATATAAATTCACCTACGACATTAATATCATCAGTATTTTCATCACCAAGATTTATAGTCCCTCCCTTGAAAGTGGCCTGTCCTATAAATTCTGATGTTCCTTCTACTTTTAAATTTCTTCCAACAAAAATATCACGTCCAGAATAAAAATCACTACCAGTAGTTGTAACTCCACTAAGAGCTGATAATGTTGTTATTCCGGAAATATATAAGGACTCGGCATTAAGTTGTCCTGAAATTTTAATAGATGGTGAAGTAATACCATCAGTACTACTAATAGTTACTCCAGTACCGACAGTAATTACATTTGTATCACCATTAATAAGAACACTATCAGTTCCTACTGTTAATGTGCCGGTAATATCTCCATTACCAGCAACATGTAAATTCTGTCCAATACCTACACCACCGGTTACAATTAATGCTCCAGAACTTGTAGAATTTGATGAAGTATTATTTGTAATACGTAGTTGTTGATCAACAACATTATTCATTACAAACTTTTCAGTAGCCACATCCCAAATAAGGAGGAGACCATCCGTTCCTTTCAACGTAGAATCAACGTCAGTTAAATCAATTAACTTTGTCGGTGGTGAAGATGCATTAGATAAAACACGTATTACATTCTGAGAACCAATTCTATCGTTTATACTAGGCATTTACCTTGTTACTCCTGCTCGTACAAGTGCAGATCCTTCAACAACTTTGAACTGTTTTCCATCATTAAAGATTTTTATATCATAGACATATCTTCCCGGTTTTAATGCAGAAGTTTGATCTGGTGTCAATGATATTGATATCAAACCAACATCCGGACTAGTAATAGTAGATGCAAAAGAAACTGCAGAAGAACTTGAATATGTTTTTCTCATCTGTCCCGATATTGTCGAAATACCGAGTTGCAAAAAAGTATTAGTCCTAGTATCCTCTAACTGAAAGGAAGTCTGAAAGTCAAACCCCTGTTCAATTACTATGTTGGATACAAATATTGCCATTATTTAATAAAATATATCTTTAGGTATTTATATTTCAAAGACCTGGAAGTTTTGAAACTACTTCTTGTTGCTTTAAATATAGCTTTATAGAAGTCTTAAGCATAGATTTTAACTCATCAATATCTCTACACTCGTCAATTTCTCTACATTGTTTTTCATATGAAAACAATCTAGTTATAGTTTCTAATTCTATGTTATCGGGATCCATTTAAAAACTCCTTTAATAATGATTTTAATTCGTCGATATCTTTCTTCATTTCATCAATTTCCCTCCTAGAATTTTCTTGTCTTTTTAATGAAGAAAGATATGTATCATATGCATTTGAATCACAATTCACTATAGCACCACTATTTTCATCTCGGTATAAATTTTGATACCCTTCTACTCTAATCATCTTACTGCTATAGCTCTAAGATCTTTAATTCTTGGATATTCTGCTTGATTTTTAGAATTCATAACAATTTTAATAGCGAATCCAATAAATTCTTCATTAACATCAGCACTAAATTCATATTCCAAATATTCATTTTCTAAACTAGATCTTACAAATCTATCAGGTAATCCCGAATTTTTTGACTCATCTCTGACTAAGAATCCTGCTTGATCTGCAAATTCTAAATTATCATATCCAGGGAATAAATTAAATGTTTGATTAATCTCACTAGATCCCGATCTTATTAATTGATAAAGAACTCTAAAGTCGGCAGATTCATGCCTATAAGCACTTAATAATACCTTTAATGAAGTTGCAGGATTTTTTAAATTAACACTATTAGAAACATAAATTGCGGAATGGGGATCATTATCATTGGATCTAATTTGATTATTATCAGAATAATTTGAAATTGGATTATCAATCCTTGCAGATCTAAATTCGACTACAGATCTATCTAAGTAAATAATTGGTGAAAGATTTGTATTTTCAGTTTTTAAAGATACTCCTGCAGTAAATGATTTATTTCTTGGAAGGTTAGTTAGATATTCATTTTCATTAACTTCCGAACATACTATTCTAGGAGTAGTTAATTTATTTGGAATATTTAATTCGACTGATTCATAACCAACATCATTAAAGGATGCTTCAGATCCACTAATACTTGTTGCAGTAACACTTCTTATAGAAGATGATGCAACAGTGTCTCCACTTGGAGCAAAAACTTCAAATCTAGGAATAACTTCACCAAAAATAATATTTTGTGATGCTCTTGCCTCAGATCCACCACCATAAGAATCATCAATAAATGATACTTGTGGTGCTATTGTTTGATTATCATCACTTCTGTTTGTAATATCTGTTCCGGATGCTCTATTAATTGATATATGATAACGATCTTGAGTAAGACCTAAATCACTAACTGTATGTTCGGCGTTAATTCTCTTCAATGAAACTCCATTTAATTCATACTTATAAACCAAATCTCCAGTATCATGTGGTTGTGCCACTCCTTCAATCGCTCTACCACTACCAGCAAATGTAATTATTGTTCCAGTAGCTTCAATATATTTTATTACTTCACTTCCAATTTTTATAAGTCCTGGATTATTAGAACTTACAAGTTCACCTTCAAATCTAGCAAAATCTGATGTGTCGGCAACAGTAATGGAAGATCCGGTGGATGTCAATGGAGCATCTAATTTAGTTGGATTATAACTTGATTGAACATCCGACAGTACTACTTTATTGGTATTACTATACATTCCATGATTGAACTGATTAATTTCAAGCATGGTTCCAGATTCTAATCCAGATCCCTCAGAACTTCCGGCAAGATTTACAGTAACAGTAGAATTAAAAGCTGTGCCTGAGTCTCCATGTTTCAATGCCTGATTATCTGGAAACGCACTATTTGCACCTATAGTACCTTGAACATTATCAAGATAAAGTGTATCATAATTACCAAGAGATGTGATAGTGATACGAGCGCCTGTTCCTCTATCTCCTTCAGTATCTGAAGTAACAATTCCAACAATATCTCCAACTTTATATCCACTTCCACCACTAACAACTGTAGATCCAGTGATTACATTTGAAGTAGAAGTTAAATCAAGAGTTAATCCACTTCCTTGTCCAGTAATTGCAAAGGTATCAACATTAACTCCTGGATTTGATGCATGATAATTTTCTCCACCAAGAACTACTTCTGAAGTGATTACTGTTCCACCAACTCCAGCAATAAACCCATAACCAGAAGTTCCAACCCCAACTGAAGCACCAAGAATTTTTGTTCCTATTGTCTCAAGAGTTGATTTATCAGTGCCATTACTAACTTCAGGATCAAGATCCAACTTTAAAGTTTTTGGTAAAGTTCTAATTGAATTATTAGGAAGTAATGGTTTATATCCATTACCTTTATCGAGAGTTGGATTATAGAAGAATGCAGTTCCTGCACTTGATGTAAACTTAGCCTTATATAATTTAAACTTCAAGTCTTCATACTGACTTGATGTCCAAATAGATCCATTTTGAGACTTAAAAAGACTACCAATTGCAAATTGCTTTGTATATCTGACCGCTTCTGCATCTGGAAGCGACTGAGTATTTACAGTCTTTTCTCCCATTCTTGCAATCCAAGCCTCATATTGATCAGTAGTTGGTGAAAGTAATACAACAGCATATTCCCTACCACCTTCAAGATAAATTGGTTCTGGGAATACTACGTGAGTAGCAGTTTCACCAGTAGTAGAAATATTAATATCACTAGGATCTAGAACAGCAGGCTCTCCCTTTCTTTGAAGAACGGGTGTTCCCAACTCCATGTCTCTTATCTCTACGATAAGTTGATCATTTCCGGAAGACTTATGTGCGAAGAATAAATCAATCGCTGTTACAAATGCTCCATCATCATCCTCATCTCCCGAACTAAATCCACCAGGAACCTGAACACTTCCACCAACCGTAAATGATTGTGCTAAAGGATCACTATATCTCCACCAATTATTAGTTCTATTTACAGTAGTAACAAATCTTCTTTGCTGCCATATTCCTCTAGATTGATATTTAGTTTCTGCAAATGAAATTAATTTACTTCCTTTTAATGGAGTTGTATTGGTAGCACTACTTGTTATTCTAAAAGTTTTTGTTCCAGTTTCTACCTTAACAATATTATCTCTCGCAATAATACTATTATTATGATAAGGATCTCTTATAAAGACTGTTCCTATCAGATCTCCGTAATTATCAGAAACTAATCTAACATCCTTAACATATGCAATCGCACCACTAGTTTGTCCAACCAATTTCATTCCCATCTTAACATATCCAAAATATGCACCTCTTACCTGCACATGTAAGGAAGAAGTATCTACATTAAGTACTTTTGATGCCTGACTATATGCAGATTCAAGATTATCACTACTTACATATGGATTGATGTTAAAAGTTTTATCTGGATCATTATATGCACCATATTTATGATTAGATTGAGCGACTCTAAATCTAATTCTTTCTTCACCATCAAATGTTCCTACAACATCTTCTCCAATAGTAAATGTTCCTGAAGATCCATAATTTGATAATGTATTATCCGGAGAAATTTCCAACAGTTTTGGAACAACATCTAAAGTTCCAATTCCATCTAAGAAATGAAAATACTCTGTAAGAGGTTTATTGTTCTTAACAGAGAACTGTATATTCCTAGACCTCATAAATTGATCACTACCAGAAGAAACCACCACATCTTGTGTTCTAACGGATTGAGTTACCCCACCAAATCTAATAAATCCTCCCCTTCCTCTAACTACACTTGAGAAATTATTAACTTGCTGGGATCCTAATCTAATAGTTCTTACCCATGTATCACGTTCTGGTTCTAACTTTATAGTACCATAATACTCAACTACATGGAATGGATTAACATTCTCTACCCTACTAGCAAGAGGTTGTTGTATCCATTCAACAGAATCATATTTTAATGTAATTGTTTCTCCAGTTTTTTGTACATTACTATCAAGTAAATTATAATTTGTAGATAAATCTAAAGAACTTTCTGCAATATTATCTGCTGGTGCAGGTTGTAATGATAGAGTATCTGAAGAAATAATAGGTATTAATTCAGAATTTTCCCTATCCACTTCAATGGATGAAACATTTAAATTAATATAATTTCTATTTTTAAAGTCATCTACAAAGAAACCACTCTTAAATCTATCATTATTATTAGAATCTCTTATTTGTATAGATTGTGCATTTACTTCTAATAATGATAAAGTTGTAACTTCTTCCAGATTTTCTACTCTATCTTCAATAGATCCAATATCTTTCATGGTATATCTTTTATTATCCACCATAGTGACTTGAGCGTCTGATGGATCATAAAGATATGGTGGCAAAGTAATGGTTCCTATTTCCATTACATCATCATTTTCTGATGCCTCTATAGGAGTTTCAGTAGAAGTCCCTTTTCTCACAAATAATTTAGATCTCTTATCAATATAAATCTTATCAATTCTTCCAAGATAATATGAATAATCAAGTAAACAGTTTTCATTAGGTGTAATGACTCTGTTAAGAGCAAATGATCTTGCGCCAAAATCAAATGGAGATAATGTCGTTGATACGAAAGGAGTCGTTACTACTGGTCTAAAGTCTAATACATCTGTAGATCTAATACTACCATTTAGTAGTGGAATATCTTTATTATATCTTTCCTTACCATAACTAGAAACACTAAATACATCTCCTTGGTCATCAGCACTAACACTATAATAATCAAAAACCACTAATATTTTTTTAGATGGAACTGCTGATCCGGCAATTCTTACCAATCTAGAATAATCATAATATTGTTCTCTTTGACCCTTATCCAAAATAAATGAATCGGTAATATCTTTATATTTTCCTGTTCCTGCAGCAGTATTAATAGAAACAAGTTTACTTTCTATATTAGACTCTTTAAAAGTAACTTTTTCACCTATTGTAAATCTATCAGAATTTAAGTAAACAATTTCCAAAGTATGATTACTTGGACTAGAAACAACTCTTGCTACAGCTTTACTATTAGTGCTGTAAATGTTTTCACCTATAATTGTCTCAGTATGAACATTTGCCGTAGATTCAAATGTAAACTGATCTAGAGTTGGAGAACTACTATTAAGTGATTCGTAAACTGCTAAAATATTTGCAACATCAGGATAATTCAAAGAAATTTCTTTATCTTGAACTCTCATTCCATAATAATCATTTGGTGTTAACCCACTAATTGAAGTAGATACTGCAGATATTCCTCCAGTAACTGTTATTTTTTTGCTACGATTATAAATTTTCTTCTTACTAGTTAGTCCTGGTTTTGCAAATGTAGCATTGAGAATATAATCAGTACCATTAGCAACTCCAGTTATAGTTACAGAATTATTAGTAGTATTTAAAGTAAATGTATCTGCAGTTACTGATGTTGGTGCAGTATTACCAGTATTCGCATGTAAAGAGTAATTATCAGCATCAAAGGATGAAAATAATACAGTTGAAATTCCTGTAGGTAATGTAAAATTCTCAATATTAAAAGTTACTGTGTTATTAGAACCGTGCGATGCCGTAGGAGTTGACTGTAATCTAATTGAAACTTGAGAATCATTTGTATCTATAGATTCAATATTTTCATGAGGTAATTCTGTATAGAGATATCCATCCTCGATATTTCTAAGAATAGGTGCTGCTATTCTTATATTACTATACGTCCCATTAGTTACTGTTCCATTATAAACACCAGTAACATTTTGTCCTATATCAGCTAAATCTAAAGTAGATCCACTAACACCTGTTACTCTTGCAAATTTTTCATCTCCAGTTGTATGTTGATATCTAATAACAGTATCAGTTTTTATTCCAGAAAATACATTTCCAGAACTTGTTAATAAATTAGTACCAGTAATAGTACCCGAATCAATTCCATTTGGAATGGGAAGACTATCTAAAAATGCATCTGCACTAAAATCATTTCCATTAGTTTTACCATTGGAAACTGATTTTATATCTTCAATTTCATATGAATTTATCGTCTTTATGCTTCTTTTTACTTTATCTACACCATTAATAATTAATTGCTCACCTTTAACAAATTGACCTGTAGTATTCCTAAGAGTTACTTCATCATTTGTCCCATCCCCTGCAGTAACAACGTAACCACTCGCTCCACTAGTTTTACCTTCAATATAGAATGATACTTTTTGTTCTGCCGATGTTAATGCCTTATCTATTGTTAATATTGTATATGTTTGAATATCATATAAGTACAAATCCCATTTTGTACTAACAGATTCATAAGCAGAGTCTGTTAAATTAAAAGTATATACTCTTGCTTTACCAATTTCAACACCACTTCCATCATGTCGACTATGTAACGTTATAGTATCTGAAATTTCTGGAGTTCCTTCTACGTTATTAACTCTTAAAAGATTTCCCATTACAAATGGGACATTTCTATTCTCTAACCGTCTAGTTTCTCTTGGTTTTTCCACATCAAGAGTAGATGTTCCTGTTGTTTCAGCATCATACCCTTTTACATAAGCTTTACCAGGAGACACTTTGATACACATCAAATCATCAGATGGTTGATTATTATCATCTGTAACAGATCCCTCAAAAAATAGACCTTTAGATCCTATCCTATCATTTAATGAATTATGTACCGATAAATCAAATGGTTCAACGGAATAACTACCAGACTCATCATAAGTTCTTTTTGCCAAATAATCACGAATTATACTATATTGAGTTTGTGTCTCTAACTTTCTTATAATACCATCTTGAACCCTCAATAGTTCAATAAAATTAGTATCATCAATATCACTAATAAGTTTTTTAGTTAAAACTAAATTTATCTTTAATCTATCTGCTCCAGGAGATGCATAATTTGAAAATCCCTTTGCATTATCATATAATGAATCATCATCCTTAGCAGTAATGATAGTTTCATCTACTCTTAGACCTACTCTATATGACGGAGTATTTGAATACTCATCTAGTAATATAGTTTGAGCATCAACATTTACAAAATAACCCCTAACAAAATAAACACCATTTGCTATTGATGCTGAAGAACCAATATAAGATGCATTTCCCGATATGGTTGAGGCAAAAGGAGTTTCTGCCTGAATAATTGTATTTCCATATGTTATAGAAACATTTGAAACTAGTTCTTCACCATCTTCAAATTGTTTAAATTGGAAATTCTTATCAGAATTTATATATTTTACATATATTACTGGACTATCTACATCATATTCTGTAGGTAAAGCAACAAAATCTATGGTAGCAGAAATTGCCGAATTACGACCCGTAATTGTTTTGCCAAGATATTGATTAAGATATAATGAAATATCTGTACCAAAATTAGTATCGTTTAATTTTATTGCATAATACTTGTCGTCATACGTAATATTACCTGGTATTACAACTGTTCCTTCTTGAAAAATATGACTGCCAAAATCTTCAATTTGGTTTTGTAATATAGATTGTAAAGTATTTAATTCTCTAGTCTGTACGGGAAATCCTGGTTTGAATAAAACCTTATAAAAATTATTAGATTTATCAAAATCATCATAATATGGATTTATATTTAAATTTCTTTTTTGTGGCATTGTCTTTTAGAATTCCAGAATAATTTTAACGTCTTCTTTTTGCCTAGAGTCTCTTGTAACTACTGGTCTATTATTAATGTATATAATATCACCTGTCTTTCTATTTATCTCAGGATTTGCAAGTCCACTATTGAAACTAACACCAAGATTAATACCATCAACTGTATTAGTTGGTTCCGATGCTCCAAAACTAGTATCTACTGAAGCAGTAGCACTGCCTATACTAATACTGGCACTACCATCAAAAGCAACATGCTTTGATTCAGTACTTACATTAGTATAATCTGTTTGATCATACTTATTCGCAGAATCAAAAAATAATGTTCTATCGATAAAATATTTCAAAACTTTAGTAGTTTTATCAAAAGATGCAACATAACCCTTGGCAACATCGCCATCAGATCTTGTTTGTGTAATAATATCACCTACAGTAATGGAATCTTCAGAAATAATAGAAGTCAACTTTATAGAATAAAGTGAAGAAAAACTAGTATTAGTAAATTTTATTGAATAAGATCCTGATACCATTGGATTTTTTAATATTCCAACTTGACTAAATTTTGTTTCTGTTGGAAAATCTTTCGTAGAATTATCAAATCTACTATAAACTAAAACTTTATCACCACCCAATTCACTGTAAATATTAAATCCATGTCCCCTTGATGGTGGAATAATGGGAATTAATTTTGCTCTATTATTATTATCTCTATTTTCTGCTTGTACTGATCCCAAATCCACAATTCCATATGTATATCCAGATCCGCCAGAAGTAACTATAACATCATCAATAGTTCCAGAACTATTAACACTAACAGTTACCTTAGCACCTGTACCATCACCAAGGATATCTACCGAATATGTTCCCTTTTCATATCCTAAACCACCACTTTCAATATACACTCTTTTAATCTGATTCTTATTGACTACAGAATCTCCTGCTTCCCTAACGGTTTGAATTTGAGAATCGGTAGAAGTATCCCAATTATTAGGTAAAACTATATACTCTGTTGAATCAAATTTTACAATATCACTAGGGGCAATGGTAAATAGATATTTCCAAATATACTTATCATTCGTTCCAGCTGCAGATGGTTCTAAATCGGTAAATGTTGGTTCGTCTTGAGACTCAACACCTTTAGAAGAATCGGATCCAGGTGCTCCTGAAGATCCATTATAAAGACAAATGTATACTTTAAAATCACTATTTACAACATAGTAATTTGAATCATACAATCTGCCTTTATTTGAAACTGGAGATCTATTACTTTCAATATTATAATCATGCCTATACATATCATAACGAGTATTAGCAGTCCATTGATGCTTTTTCACAACTCTTCTGATAGAATCACCTGTTATCTTTTTACCAAATAAAGAAGTATCTCTATAATGAGATAAGTATGCTAAATTATCTACAGGAGATGGTGTAGTTGTAATATTATTCCACTTAACATCAGTATCTCTACCAAAAGAAGATGCTGGTGTATTTGGGTTTGCTAATCCCAGAAAAGCATAATAATTATCAGTACCATTCAATACAGCATCTATAAAATTTGATGCATTCTGTATTCTAAAATTATCAGTAACTAACGCTGACATATTACTCTTTTTTTAAATATTTATAACTATTAATCTAAAGATCCACTGTCCCTTATACCAATCTTCTTGGCACCATCACCAGATCCTCTTCTTTGCCCAACTGGGAAAGTTGAGAATCCAACATCAATTGTCTTTCCACTAACAGTAAAAGAAGCAGGTGAGGAACTTCTAGTAACGTTTTCAATACGACCCCAAGAGAATCTTCCAACATTTCCAGATATTGCCAATCCAGTGGTACTAGTACCATTTTGAATCTTACATGTAACAATACCAGTTGAAGTTGTTCCTGAAGGACTTTCGGAAATATAGTAGATATTATCAATAAAAGTTGTTCCTACTCCAACTATACTTGAACTACTATTATCAATTGATGTTATTCCAGAACCAACTGTTGTATCAAAAACAACTATTGCATCACCAACTTGAAGATCACTACTAGCAAAATTAATATCTTTAGAATACAAATCAAACTCAATGTATAATTGACCACTATCAGTCTTTGTATCAATACCCGTAATAATACCAGTAAATCCTTTTGTATTTGTACTAGTAATTCCAGTTACAGTTTCTTTAATTGCACTTGGAACAGAAACAATAATATTTGGTGCAATAGTATATCCAAATCCAGGATTAGTAATTTGAATTTGGTCTACAGATCCTGAATTTATAGTCAAAGTAGCTTGTGCTGTTGTCCCTATACCAACACCTATTATTGGTGGAGCAGCAATTTTTATTGTAGGAGCACTACTATATCCAGATCCACCACTAACTAAGGATAAAACAACGGTTCCACCAGCACCAACAGAAGATGTAATTGTACATGCAGAAGATACTGGTTCTTGAGAAACTATCTGCATTTGATAAACTTCTCCTGCAGAAACATAGTTTTTAAATAATTCAGAATTATCAACATACAAAGTTGTAGATGATGTATTCAAATCTTTAATTATATTTGCAGTAGGATAAATCAAAGATTTCAATGATTCTCTAGTTTTGTATCTAAACTGACCACCAATTTTTGAATCGGATTTTTGCTTGATTAGATTAATAGATTTTTCATTTTCTGATATACCATCTCCAGAATATAAATTTGTCTGCAAAGTATCTGAAGACTCAATAGCATACACTGTTCTAAAACTTTGATCTTTTTCATCATCATGAGTTGCAATACCTTGAATCTGATCCCCTTCCTCAATAGTTTTATATATTGGAATTATTGCAGAACTATCTTCTGAAGTAATTCCTCTATAAAAATAAATATCGACTTTATCTTCAATTTTAGGGGCATCTGCAAAAGTAAATGATGTTCCACCATTAAAAGTATATGCCTTTCCTGGTGTTTGTAAAATTCCATTTACAAAAATCAATAATAAATTTTCAAAATTAATACTTTCATTATTTCTACCTTCAAAACTAATTATCTCATTATCATATCTAAGAATAAAGTTTTTTCTAAATCCATCTTGGAAAGGTTCTATAGAATCTGCATAATCCAAATCACCAAATTCCCACATAGAGAATGAATCAGTGTAAGTTTCTAATATTTCTACAACAAGAGGTTCGATAGGACTTCCTAATCTTTGATCAGTAACTAATCCAGTAACACTTACTTTATCACCTTTTCTAAATTCATAACCATTATTATGAATACTAATATCCTTTACTTCAAAGTATGTGGATCCAATTCCAGTTGTTGAACTTGAACCAACATCAACAGATATTTTTAATCCTTGTCCACTACCTGCAGAACCATCTAATCTAGAAATTCCACTTATGCCAAGATTTGCATACGATGGAGAATTCACATAAATTTCCGGATTTACATAATCTGTCCCGTGACCAACAAGACTAAATGTCAATGTTCCTCCAGCTCCAACTGCCGCCGTCACTTGACCACCAGTACCAGCCCCTCCCCCAGGATGAACATTAATAGTAATTGTATTATTTGTTTTTGCAGTAATTGCAGTTAAAATTCCGGATATTGGATCACCAACACCACTATTACCTCTTCTCAATTGAGTCTTAGAAATTGCTCTTGGATAAGCATGTTCACTTCCATGTCCATCCTTTGAGCAAGTAAATACAATTCCTCCATTATCAATACCAACAGTATTACTTAAATCCAATCCATGTCTAGGAATTGTTAATATTAAGTCTCCTGTTAATGAATTATAAATTGCATCAGTTGCAGTATATTCACTGCCAGTATTATCAGTAATTGAATTTACACCACAACTTACAAATTTATGATCATAAATTAAATCTGTTACTGCAACACCAACTGAACCATAATATCCAGATCCTAAATCTTCATATCCAAATGAAGTAATAGATCCACCAGCACCCAATATAGCAGTTACAGATGCTCCTACAAGAGGTGCATAACCAAGACCACCTGTAAATCCATATGATACTACAATACCTCCTCTTGGTACCTCATTTACATTAATATCATCATTTATAGGTTCATTAATACCAGTAAAGACAACTGTGGTTATTCCAGGGTCTCCTCCAGATGCTACTGTTTCTAATATATCAAAATTATTATTTGTATTATTGGGAGTTGATGGTGCTTGGAAAAAACCATTTATGAATAATAAACCACTACGACCCAAAGTACCAATACCAGAAGTATTTGCTCCTCCAACTGTAACAGTAAATGTTTTTCCTATTCCAGTGAATTGATGTGATATATCATCATACACTTTACTATCATCATAATTACTCTTAAAGTAAACTCTACCAGCAAAATCTGATGTTGGTACTTCTAAATTACTTTCATTCCTCTCAACATTTGCCTCACCTCTAGGTGGTTCGGTAAAGAATATTTTATTGCCTTCAATATTATAAGATCCTCTATAAATATCTGCTGCTTTAGATGATGTATGTGAAACAGCATTAGTTCCTAAGAATCCTCTTTCAACTTGAACCAATTTATTAGTACCAGTTCCAGTTATAGGACCAGAAGATAAAGTGCCTAATCCAGAATTAATAACTTTAACATATTCTTTATTATCCAATCTCAATACATCATTTTCTCTTATTGAAGTAATTCCAGATAATGCAAATACAGTATCATTACTGTTTATACCATTTGAAAGAGTATAAGAAATCGGACAATATGCTATCGGAGATTGTATAATATTATCTACTGTTATTAAAGTTTTTTCATTCTTCAATTCCATTTCAAGTTCATGAGAATTACCAGTACCACGAGAATGAACTGTAAGCGCAGAAGTTCCGGCAATAGCATTTGCTTTAGTTGCCATTAACTTAAACTGTGATTTGTTCAAGACATGAACAAAAACTTCTTCTGGAAAATCTGTTGATGATGCAGACTCCATTTTTGTTGCAGATCCACCAAATGTTGTTCCTTCTCTATAAAGAAGTTTCTCACCAGTCCTAAAGAAATGATTTTCTATTGTAAATATTCCACTATTGGATACGACATTTGTATCCGATGGATCAAATTTCTTTGCAAAAATTGGTGTAAATTCTGTAGTTAACTCAAAATCATTTTTATTTAATGAATCACTATTAATACCATAATAAGTTTTACTGGAAAGTTTCTCAGTTACATTTCCATATTCCAAATTGTTTGGAATATTAACATCTATATCCTTATAAAAATTTTGACTCAATAAAGTAACTTCAATAGTATCACTAGAGAAATCAGAATCTGGATAGAATTTTAATCTATAATTAGATGAATTATAATCAGTACCAAAAGTTCCTATTCCACCAATAGAACTATATTCCTCATTCTGATCTATAGAATTGAATTTATCCTGATGAACATATGCATTATTATTAATTTGAACCAATAATAATTGATGTAAAGATTTTTCTGTTCCTGTGGATACTTGAACGATAATTTTAGATGCTGCAAAATCAGAAGAATCTAAAGTTAAAATTGTTTGATCTCCAGTACCACTAACATAATTTGTTTGATACTTAATAGTTTTTGCAGAAGATTCTGGTTGATTAGTTGCAAGGAAAGTATAAGATCCAGTACCACTATTAGAATCTGTTGCTCCAAATCCAACAATTCTGGATTTTACTTTAACATTATTAGAAGTATTATTAGAACACTTCAATATAAAATCATTTGATGATATAGTTGATGCGAAAGATACAATAGAATCGGAATTGAATAATATATTTGAAGAATCTGTATTAGTCTCTGAGATATAAGTATTTGTTCCATCATGAATTAAGTATATTTCAGAGAAATTAATTTTTCCTGTACTTAAGTCTGTAATTTGAATTTCAGCATATAATGATTCTATAGAATTTTTATTCAAGGAAACTATATTAGTTTCTGTTGTTTCTATATTTTGAGTTGAACTAATTAAATCAATATACTCTCCAATAGAATAAGTATTAACTCCGACAGAATTTCCTATAAAAGATTGATCTAAAATTTCTACATTATAGTCATAATTAAAAGCATATTCATTATCTGGAGTAAATCTAAAATAAACTTTTGAGCTATCAACGTCAGAATATTCTAAAGAATATTTTCCATAAGGTTTTTCAAAATTATTATATAATTCAGATCTTTCTAATAAATAATTTCCATTTTGATTACTAAAAAGAACTAAATCAGATAATTGAACTTGATTATTATTATTATCAGTTATTTTTATTAGTAAATTACTATAATAATTTAAAGATCTTACTGCAAATAAATCTAAATATTGTTTTAAATTCTCCCTGTCTTTTAAATTTGAGAATTGATTATTAATATTATCAATAGTAAAAACTAAATCACCACTAATCTCAGTATATTGAGATAATCTAAGGTTAGAAAACTCTATAAAATTTGATTGATTATTTGAAATATTAGAATCTATTGCTAATCCAATATCCATTAAAGTATCAACTCTTCTATCGTCAATTATATCAACATATGTTGTTGTAGAATCTACTGCACTATCAGTTGACACTCCAACTGTTTTGGCAACACCAATAATCTCAGTATCTGAAAAATTCTTTGTCCCAATAGTATGAACCAAATCATTTACAACACTTACAGATTTTTGATATTCTATCGGACTCTTAACACTATACGATAAATTTTGATAATAATCATTATCAGGTAAGTATTGTGTATTATTACTTAATTTTCCAGTATCATCCGACCATCCTATGTTCTTGGGGCTATTGTAATTAACTTCAAATTCACCAGAATTGTTATTACTGGAAAACACAGTTGCCTTTGATCCAGAAGAACTTCCAATTAAAACATCACCTTTCGATACTTCATATGTTCCACCTACTTTAATTTTATTTTTATCTACTTCTGAAGTTAAAAATAGATCTCTAAGTACTCCATTTACAATTAACTGCTCATCAACAATGAATGATTTATATTCTGTCTGAATAGTAAATGATGGATAATCTGTTTTTTTAATTACAATTGGTTTTGATTGTTGATCAGTAATTGCAATTCCCGTATTAGATGTTAATTCATTTACATCAATAGTAAGTTTTGCTGGATTTACGGAATTATTTGATGGAGGACCATCATAACTTTGAACTTTTAAGAATTGATATTGCAAGTCTTCTGTATTAAAACCATCACCACCGGAACTATATTTTTGAATACCTTCAATAAAAACTAAATCTCCAGCAGTAAATGGATCTGCACCAAATAATTCAGCCGGTGTGGTCAAAACACAAGTAAAAATACCAGTATTACTGGAAAGAACTTCCCTTATAGTAACACCATTAGTATTATTTGTTGTAAAAAGATTTATATTTTTTTCAGGAAGTCCTGTTGGTTCGGATACTATATCAACATTTTGGATGGTTGAATTGAGTAAATTTGCCTTCAATAACCCACTATCTATTTTTTTATTGGTAGTAGAATCAACAATAATCAATGAAGGTTCATTAATATAATCAGATCCTCCATTTGTAACAGAAACTATACCAATAGTATTAGCATTAATCAATGATAATGCTTGTGTACTGCTTGCAGAAGGTCTTAATGTTTTATCTGATGGATAATTAAATCCAGAATTAACAATTCTAGTTTGATTTACATTTCCAATGAGACTTGATTTTGCAATTAAGTTAGCATCTTTTCCATTTGTTGATGTAACAGCGTCAAAAACAGGTAATTTTTTATATCCACTACCCTTGGACATAATTTTTAATCCTGCAATTGCTCCTTCTGCAGTTTTTGAAGTTGTAGTGTACTTTAGAACATCACATTCAGATTGTAAATAAGAATTTCTTTCAGGAATGGTTCTCAATACAATGTCAAAAGTAGTTGTTCCTGTACCAGTAACTGTATATTCATTAGAATATACACTATTAATATATGAAATTTTATTATTATTTTTAACATCTATATCAGAAGTGCTTATATAACCAGATTTCTCTAAATTATAGAAAAGAACATTTGGTATATTTTCACTATGAGTTATAGTTAATGCAGCCCCTGCACTTCCTACATTTGGGGATGATATTATTGAAAAATTATTAGTAGATCCTGTAGATACAAATTCATTTTTAAATTCATTATCATTAAATATTTTAAATTCGTATCCACTAAGTGTTGAATCTGAAAGATCAAATACTAAATTATTTCCACTTACTATATCTATTTGTGGATTTATAAGATCCAAATAATGGTCAGTTGATCCACCAACACTAGATATTTCAACTACAGTAGGTGGATTTTTTTGAGAATCAATATAAGTATCACATAATTTTATAGTATCATCATTTATTCTGTAAATATAATAAGAATTAAACTCAATTAATCCACCAGGTGAATCTTCAGATGAAGTTTGTTTAGAATATCCAACTTTATCTCCTGTCTTAAATCCATGAGAAGAAATAGTTATGGAATTAGTTTCCACAGAAATTCCACCAGCAACAAATGTTTCTCTATTTGCAACTACACCAAAATAATCAGATCTACGTAATTTAACTGATGTTGAAGTTCCAATACCAACATTAAGATTTGGTTGAAGCGATAAAGAAATAACATCATTCTTCAACATTCCATGAGAAGTTGAAACAGAAACAGTAGTTAATACCCTCTCAACTTTTCCAAGAACTTGAGTATAATTTGATTCTATCTTATAATCATTTCCATCTGTCACACCAATACCAATGAAGAATACTTCATCAGAATTAAGTGTGGTTTTTATTCCTATTATGTCTCTACCCTTATTACTTACAAATACATTCGTAGATAATCCTGCAGCAGTTGATGGTAAATCAGTTGTAGAACCTGCCGGTGAAGTGGATATTGAAATTCTTTCCGAATTAGTATGAGGTATACTAATTGTTATTTTTTGATTATCTGTAAATGGATGATTTTCAATAAAAATTGATTGAGTGAGAATTTCTCTTTCTTTTGTTGTCGCACCAAAACTTACAGTAACTGAAGAACTAAATCCAACAACTGTTCCAAATCCTATGACTTCATTTGGATTAAAATATACCTTATTATTGACATTAGAATTGAAATGAGGAGTATTTACATCAATTGTAAAGGAATCTGGAGTAAATTCAACTACAGTTCCTGTTGTGTGTGATACACCAGTAGAACCTCTATTAACTCTAATAAAATTAGATTCTCTATTAAAATTAAAAATTTCTAAAGACTCTGTTCCTATTTTTATAAAACTACCTATATTAAGTGTAGATGGAATACTCTCAACAAATATATCAGTAGATCCAATAGAAGCTGTTGAAGGAATACTCTCAAGTAAAACTGTCGTCTTAGATTTTACACCTATTTCAAAATTACCATTCAACTCAGATTCTGTAGAAAATCCAGAAATTGTAACTTTATCAGAATCTGACAATATATGAGATGGTTGAATAGTAACTTCAACTTCTTTAGAATTATTCCATTCGAATATAGAATTTTCATATGTCAATGTATTAGACTCTACATCAACAACAGATTTTCCTTCTAATTCAGAAACATTTAATGATAATCCATCTCCTTGATCACCACCCGACTTTTTAAATTTTACATTATCATTAATTTTATATCTACTACCAGAACTTAAAATCTCTACATTTTCAACAGATCCTGAAGTTACAGACTCTACCGTTAATAATTGATCTGATAATTTTGCACTTTCAAAAACAAAATCATAATCTACATTTTTATCTTTTATATTATATTTTGATGTATTTCTAATTAAATTGGAATTATTAAAATCAAATGATTGATCCAATAAATTATTTTCTTTTATAAAATCTGATCTATATCTATTTCCAATAAAATATGGGTATTTTGCTACGTTACTCTTAGTAGAATCTTCAATAGTTGCAAAATATCCATACACTCCATTTTCAAATAAACCTCTAACTTTAGTAAATCTACCATTATGCTCATCTAAATCACCTACAGAATTATCATAAACATAATCATCAACAAAAAATCCATAATCAAATCCAGACGGTCTATCAATAATATTAGTTTCACTTAATGTGTATCCTGGAACAATTAATTTAATATCCGATTCAATGTCATTAGGATCGGAATATCCGTATGGGCCAAATATTGGATTTCCATCATATGCCCAACCAATTATAGGAGAATGACTATCAATACCTTCACCATTATTTAAAAATGCAGTAGAGTATCCAGAGACTGTATACTTAATTTTATTTTCAGATTCTACCAATAATTCTGTTTCATGAATAACATCTAGAGAATTTTTATATTTTCTATTATTATTAATAGTTAACTCTCTTACAGAAGTATCAAATAATGCCCCTATCCCCGACGATGTTACTTTAATACTAGATGCTGTAGAATATCCAATACCAGTATTAACTACTATAACATCAGTAATCGATCCATTAGTTATAACTGGTCTTAATCTTGCACCATTACCCAAATTAGTTGGATCAACAACTTCTAAATCTGGAGAAGAATTGTAATCCTTTCCACCATACAAAATAGAAACATCTTGAATTGTTCCGTTTACAATAACAGGTCTAAACCTAGCACTAGAACCATTTTTTATAGAAACTAAAGGATTTTTTTGATGATTTGGAATTGTAGATCCATATCCAGTTCCAGATTCATATAAGTAGGCATCTACAATACTACCACGTACAACAGGTGTTAATTTAACAACATCAGTAACATTATCTGAAGTAATGGAAGTATACGAAAGTGATGCACTAATATCCGGATATTTAAAATATTGATACCCGGATCCAGATGAAGTAAGATTAACATACTTCTGTTTTTCATAATTTGAAGTAATTGTTCCTCCAATACCAGCATCACACAACCTGAACGAATCGGAATCAATATTTAAAACATAATATTGATTATTAGTAGATAATCCAGATACTATACTACTCTCATACAAATATTCAATTAGATCTCCATCTTTAAAATTATGATTCTCAAAAGTAATAGTGTCACTAACAGTAGATATTCCTGATGATTTTACAATTAATTTTCTATTTGTATATCCACTACCTTCATTAACAACCTTAATATCCAAAACAGTGTTATTTGGATCTGTTGTTAAAAACTTATGTATTCCAAATGTATTAGTTGTGGTTAATCCAACGGTATTAATTCCTGAAAGAGCGTCTGATATATTATCATGCAATCTTATAGCTTTTGAATTAATTACATCAATAAAGAAAGTAGTACCATTTACACTTGGTGAAGTAGTTCCTATACCCAAAGAACTATTTCCAGAATTATTATATGATATTTTATCACCATCAACCAAATTATGATCTTTTAAAAAGACGATAGTATTGGTAGAAGTGCTTATACCACCTCCACGACCAGATTCTCTACCATCAAAAAATATATCTCTTTGTTTTTTGATTAAAATTGGCTCAATAACTGCTCCTTGACCATTACCACCAGTAATATTGACTGAAACAATTTTATCAATATTAAATTCCTGAGGATCTACAAATACATCTTTAACTGATCCACTTACTACTGGTTGAACTAATGCAGTGGTTCCATTACTAGAAGATAATTCTATACCAGGCAAATTAATTACATCATAGTCAGATCCACCACTTAAAACATCAAATCTACTCAATGGTCCATAATAAACACTTTCATGAGATTTGTAGTTTGATATCTCAACACCATTAACCATCATTCCAACTGTTCCTGGTTGGGTTAATGGTGTACTACTATTTTTTATTGTTTGTGTGATAGGGAATTTCTTTAGTATTTTTTGAGGTCCAATGACCAAATCCCTATGAGAATAAAGAACTAATTTATTTCCGGTTACAACACTACTATCTTGATCAAATGTTAAATTTTTATCAGTTCCAATAAAAGAAACTGATCCATATAATTTTAATTCATTGGAAGAAATTTTCTCAACATAATAAGATCTGGCACTCAATCCTGCGATGGGATTTTCAGTTCCAGCAATATAAAAAACCTTATCTCCAGTAATAAATGGAACACCATCAGCATCAGATACTTCAATAATTGAATAATTACTTCCTACCTTTTTTAATTTGCTAGTATTACATATCTTTATATTTTCTTGAATATCATATGATGATTGAAAATTAGCATCTATTACTTCTCTATTACCGGATGGTAAAGAATTTGAAGCTACATATAGACTATCACCATGTTCCAAATAAGTATTTTGAACATCTGAAATAATACTATCATCACCAAATTCAAATTCTACAGCACTAGATGTTCTTCCAGATTTTCTTATCTTTCTCCTTAACTCAAATCCACTAACTCTTTTTAATTCAATTCCAGAAAGATCATCATCACTAAGACCTTGCCCATAATCATAACCTTCGGCAATATCTATTACAATGGAATTTTTATCTACTATTGATCTTGATATGTAAGTTGTATGAACAACAGTATTAGTTCCTCTATTAAGAATTTCTACTACGTCACCTTTTCTAAAATAATCTTTTATTGGTTTATCAAATAATATTGTTGATGATATAGTATTTTCATTATCAGATGTTCCAAATTCAATTAAAAAACTAGGGCAAACATTATAAATCCATGAATTTGCAAGAACCTCTTCATATGTTGCATTATTATTCTCAATTACCCTACCTAAATTACTAATATAAATTTTATCATTTTCATCAGCATCAAAATCACTATCCAATTGATTAAATTTAGATAGTGATCCCAAGATAATAAATTCTATTTTCTTAGAAGAATCGCCATTTTCATACCCATAGTAAGTATCATTGGATCTTACTACATCAGTAGAACTTATATTTGAAATATTACTTGTATCACAACCATAAAATTGATTTATACTTTTACCAGTATAAGTAATACTTGTTCCAGACCCAACAAAAATAGTTCCACTTTCGGGAAATCCTATTGTTGAATCTACAGATATTGCATTAGAACCTTGAGAAACATTCTCCAATACTCTTGTGCTAGGAGTAATTTTAAAATTACCAGAAACAGCATTTGAGTCATTATATCCAACAAATAATTCTAACTTATAGAATAATTTACTATTTCTTTCAAAAGTTTCTACAGAAGATACTGATGCAAATGTAGATGAATCATTTGTTTTTACAATAGTTTGTCCAAATAAATTTTTAGGATCTCCTGAAGAAATTATATCAATAACTACAACTTCTCTTCTAATATAACTTGCACTTGAAGATTTTATTAAAAATTCTTCTAAATTTATAATTTTTGGATTTACACCATATAAAACATTAAATAAAATCCTGAATGACTCATTGGTTCCTTTTGATTGGTAAAATGATCTTGCATGCCTTATGAAATTTCCGGCATTTATTTGATCATTAAAATCAATATTTTCTAATTCTGGTACAAATGTTGCTTTTAAATTTCTATAAAATTCCTTTAAAAATAATGCACTAAGATTTTCTACTTTTGAACCAGATTTATGAGTTTTTCTGGTTGAACTAGAAAATATTAAACTCTCTTGATCTATATGATTGTGATAATTAGTAATTCCACTAAATCCACCTATACATCCAGTAAAGCTATTGGCGGTTACTCCAGTATAAGTAACAATTTCAAAGTCATCTTCATTATCACTATTAACAATTTTTAAAAGTCCGTATTGACTTGGAAATCCTCTTGTAGACTCAACATATACTGTTCCATCATCAGCATCACTTGTAGGAAGAGTATTCGTTATATCAGAAGTTAAAGTAGTAGAATTTACAATTACATCTGGAGTAAGATTATCAAACCTTAGATATTGATCTAAATTTTCTGCAATATCAACTGGACCGCCTTGATATTCTTGCGATTTATAATATTGCTTTAAAAATTCCGAGGTATTACTACTTTCTGATAGTAAAAAACCTGGTAGTTGATTTTCAATAATTTGATGAATCTTTATTCTAGATTCAAAACCAGCTTGTACCATATTACTTTCTTTCTAAAATACCATTTGAATAACTTGATGTATAAAAGTCTCTAACAAACTTGGTGCCAGAGATCTCATCACCAGAAGCAATTACATCCCTAACCATATTTATTTTACTTTTTGATATGTCCATTGAGACATAAAGATCTTTCAGTCCAATTACGTCATTTGATTCGGGGAAAGCTTGTACTTCGACTACACCACTTTCAAGAGATGTAGATATTATATTAATTGTATTAATAAGTATTTCACCTTTTTTATAATCAACTGTACCGGCAGATTTTATAATAACTCTAATATCATCACCACTAATTGGTTTTACAATCGACAATACACCTGTTTTCTTGTCAGAATTAGGAATATCAGTCAAATAAACCGTTTCACTTTCTCCAGAAATTTTAAATCCTGTAGACTTAATATTTCTTCCTTCCGGATTTATATGAAATTCATTACCAAAACATAATTCATATTGTGCGAATTGATTTAAGGCAGGTTTCAAATCCCTCCTTATCAAAACTTTTGTTATATTAGATGTTATTGCAGAATCAGTATTATCAATTGTCTGAAGCACTTTACTATACTTCAATCTACCACCAAAGGAATTTAAATCATCTGATTTTGAATATTCCGTTAAGGATGACATTACTTTGGTTTTTAATGAATCTTCATTAGATGCCTTGGAATAATCAAAGTAAATTGATGAATTTAATTCCACATATAGTACTTTTAAATCAACAATTCTCTGATTAATTCCAGATATAGTATACTGTTTTAATTGTGATAATATTCTTTCTTTAAAAAAGTCGGAAACAAATGTTCCATTTTGGGGTTTAATTGCTATTACAACAGTTCCGAATTCTGGAGGATCTAATTCCTCCCCACCAACAATAGAAACAGATTCTGTATCAGGATAAATTGTTTTAACAAGAGTTTCATAATCTCTGGCAGTAACTGCCCTATATTGAGATGAATAGATCTTGGGAGCAAAGTACTTAATAGAATTAATAGATTCTATGCTAGAACCTCCCTGAGACTTTGTTAAAGTCGTTATAGTACCTACGGTACCCCCAGAGTAATTCGCCGTCCCTACAAGCAAAGAACCGGCAAAGGTGAAGTTAGATGCACCATTACCATCTTCACCATTGGTTACGATATATTTTGCGGTTATTGTACTATTATCCGCAATTTTTCTACCTATAAATCCATCGCCAAAAAATATTTCATATTTTTCATCTTGCACTTCTTGTATAAAAAATACCAATGAGTTTGAATCAACATTAAAAATATTTTTATTTAATGTATATTCAACCCCCAATTCTGACGTATCACTAACAAATACCGATATTGTTGATGTGTCAATGGATTGATTATCTAAAATAAATTTTTGTTTTAATGATTGATCGACAGTAAATTTTTTACTTAGAAATGTTCCTTCATATACTACAATATCAGTAAATGATGCAGTATTATCTACAACAGGAACAGTAATATTTTCGGGTGTTGAGTATGTGTAATTAGTATCATTAGTACTACCTACACAAACAATACCTTCTTTTAATGTTAATGATGAAATATTAGAATCAATACCTGTTACCTGAAAACTTACTGTTGCCTTTGCGGCAGTGGTTGATTTCGGAACATATCCAATATTTCTTGCCAGAGAGACTACATTCTCACGTAATGTTGCAGAGTCCAAGAAAGACTCATTCACAATCATATTAGAATTAAAGGCTGTTATATAAGTATTATATGCAAGCGTATCAATTAAAACTGAAAAATTAGATCCCTCAAAGTCAAAATCTGTAAATTTTGAATTTGCCCTGAGATATGATTTGATAGAATCTTTTATCTGATCAAAATCTAAATTAGCGTACTTGGTAAAAGGCATTTTATTATCTCGTTGCCTCTAGTAAAAATGTATATTCTTGAGTTGGAAACTCCTGTCCAACAATATCAAATGAAACAGTCACTTCAAATGTATTTTCATCCGGTGATGGATTGACAAAAACATTCAAATTATCGACTCTTGGTTCAAAATTATTAATTGCAATTTCTATTTGATCCTGAATCGTAGATGCAGTACCAAAATCAACAAAATCAAAGAGTGATTTATGTACGTCAGAACCTAAAATAGGGTTAAAAAATCGTTCTGTTGGTATTGTTTGAACGATATTTCTAACGGAGCGACGAATAGCACTCTCATTCTTAAGGATTTTTAAATCTTTTGTAATAGGATGGGGTACAAAAGACAAATCAATGTCTTTATATACCCTTGATATCCTTTTAGTTGTCATTTACAGGAGTGTTTTATTTATTTATACCCCATATTTGAGATTAATCCCATCTTTCCACAAAGTCATCAAATCCATGAGATCCTCCACAAGGACGCTCTAGACGATCATCGGGAATTGGATAAAGGTCTTCTTTTTCTTTAATTTGACGACGTTTTTCTGCCATTTTTAAATATTTTTCACTCTCAACTTCAGTAATTAAAGTCATTCCTTCTTTTATAAACAGTTCTCCCTTATCAACTTTGTGATAGTTACCCATTTTTTGCTCCAATTAGTTAAAATCAGAACTTTTATAGGGGTTGCTATCCCTTTTTTTATTTATTTGGTTCTCCAAAACGGTGAGAATACTGATCATCAATGTCAGACATTATTTCTTCGGGTGTTTTCCAGAAATATTCATCGGTATCACCCAATCTACCCCACTTAATACCATTTTCAACCTGATAATACTCAGTCGAAACCTTAAAATCGGGTGTTTTTGGTTCTTGAGGAGTCAAACTAACATCATAAATGCGACATCTGTTGTTTGGATACAGTGCAAACTGACCATTATCAAGTTCAATTAGGTTAAATGACTTGTGTTCTTCTGGTACTTCACTGGTTGAGTAGTCAATACTATCACAATCTGCATGATAATTGTCCAGTGTACAGATATAACTACCAGTCATGTTACCAAAATGACGAGTACGAATCTCCCAACTCATAGATCCAACAAATTGTTTGCAAATATTGGTTATACCATAGTCCATACAGTTCCAAAACTGTAGATTTGGTAAATCGAGATCCGGTTCCGGAGTTTCAGGACGAGCCACAAAGGCAGATATAGGCAATTTATCATACATTGCACCATATTCTGGTAAATAAGTCTCAAAATAAAAAGCACGCCCAGGAATCGATTTTGCCGATACCCAGACGCCCTCTACAAATTCACCGTGCCCGTCCTGTAAATCCCGTAAGTATTCTTTACGTACCCATACCTTTTGTGCAGGTAAATTTACAAGAAGTTGACTCATCGCTTACCCTGCCCTCTATACTTTTTGCGAGCCGAGTTACGAGAACTCGTTGCACATTTGGTGTGCTTCCCATTACCCTGTCGAGTTTTCTTTGGCTTTGTCTCAACATAAGTACCGCCTTTCATCATCATGGTTCAGTGTGCTCCTTAAAATTCAAACATTTTTGTTTCAAGATCTTGTGGTCTTGGAGAACCTTTCTGATAATATTCTATCGAAAGGTCTTCCATAATATCAAAATATTCTTCTTGAGTCAAGTTTTTATACAGTGTCTTCCCTTTGTGGAGAATTGTATATTTTGTCTGTTTCATACATCAGATAACTCTTGTCTTCTCGTGCCCGACTCTAATACGAGGGTCACACCAAATTTCAAATCCTGCTTCGATTGCATCAAGACAGAATGATACATCCTCTCCACACATATCCTGTACGGATCCTGATTCGAATACCTGCATCTTTGGTGCAAACCATGGATACTTCATATCTGTGTGCTCAAATACACCGTTCTTAATCAATAACCACCCAAAACCGGCATAATCTACCGTAAATGGTTTTTTGCGCTTGGAAATACTCTCAATTGTTTCGTGGTTCATTACACCACCATTGTTACGAAAGTCCTCTTCGTCCATCCAGTGAGCAACAGAAGTTGTTCTTCCGTCTTCTGTACAGTACCATCCACTTGCAATATCCTTATCCATCAGAACCAATTGCCAGAACTTTTCACTGTTGAAAACAATATCACTATCAATCCATAATTGATAATCATATTGTAACTTACCGTCCCAGGGAATCTGATCCGGTCCTCGCAGTACATTGGCTCCAAGACACTTGCATCTTGCAAAATTGACCATGGAGGAATAATCCTGCGAGATCTGGATGCTTGCCCCTGCCTGTACAAGGTCAAAACAAAGTTGTACAAAGTTCTTCAAATACGTATAAGATACTCCTCTGCCGGGTAGGCAAAATACAATTGCCTTTCCTTTGACCATCTCTTTTGCCAGGTCATAGTCCCATTCTTGTTTAGGAGTCGTTGGTGGTGCTGCTTTTACTGTGAATCCTTTAGCCATAATAGAAATTAATTACAATCGAATCATACTGCATTATGTATATCTTGTCAAGATCGTATAAGTGTCTTATTCAATCTCTGAAATCACTATACAATTATTTTCAACCTCAATATTAACTTCGGTTCCTTCATACCATCCCTGTTCATCCAATATCCATTCTGGAATAATCACATAGTGCTCGCCACTGACTTGATCAATCTCTATGGACGAAAAATTTTTCTGCGGATTTTTTTGCATACCTATAAAACTTTATGCTTGTTTTTATATAGCGAAAAAAATTTTTATGGGGATGGGAAAAAAAGGTCGGCTTTGAGATTATGGGCGGCATCGTAACACTTTGTAGACTAGGGGGACCCATGGATTTTAACAACGGGGGGGCATAAAACCCCCCCACTGCTGTTAACGAACGAACGGAGTATCAGTACTGAGTGTTATCAACCTGCTGTTCGGTGATAGCATCAAGGATGGACAGAATGTCGCTCCCGGTGTTACCTTTGTTCAGCAGGG